GAAGAACTCGATGAATTCTGGTACGAAGAGCGTAACGAATGGGATGATGAGACCGAAAGTGTTTTCAAAACATTAAATTTTTCAAATTATAAAGATACAACAATTCCTGAAAATGTTACGAAAACTGTCGTTCGTGTTAAATATTGGTACAATAACACTATGTACAAATATTTGACGTATGATATGGATCACCAATGGCCACCACCACGTAAAAGTGGAGTTGTATTTAACATACCAATCGTTTCAGCTGTTTTGCTCGATTCGGATGATAAACCGGTTAAGGACATTTTAAACAAAATTAAACGATACGCAGGTCCACGTAAAGATTTTCACAATGAAAAAGTTAAAATTAGAGATATGTTATATTATGACATAGACACACTTGAAAATGAATTCCCAAAAATAAAATTAAAAAGTGCAATTGGTATGACGAAAGTTGTAAGTACCGTAGATGGGTGTATTACTGATCTTCAGGTACCTTAGTTGCTAAGTAAAATTTCAACTCACCTAAATTAGCAACGTTATATTTTAATATCAAAAATCTATTCTGTTCTTCCTGCATAATTTGTACTGTAGAACACATACTCGTCGCTTTTGTAAATATATTCATGTATCGAAGGGAATATTCACCCGAAATTTTGGGACTTTCTTCCGTACATTCAATATTCGTTTCCTGATTCGCAAAATCACCCATACATTGTAGTTTGAGATGTGTACCTTCCCTGGTTATTTCTATAATATTACCTATATTGTGCATATCTCTACATATTCTTTGAAAATCCATAGATGCCATTGGTGTAATAGTAGTCATGGTCATATCTGGTACCTCGATCTGATTTTCATTTATATCGAGTAATTTTAGAGCAAATTTAGTACACGTTTTCTTCGATTCATTATGAATTTCTATATTCATAAACTCTTTACAATTTATAGACATTACGAGAACATCGTTATTTGTTATCGATTTAAGAAGTTTAAATGTATTCGCGACATTTATACCCGCGATTATATCAGTTTCACATGTATATTCTTCGAAATTATCGGATGAGAGGTACATATCTACTAACGATGTACGCGCTGTATCGAGAGTTACGATGTATATACCATCGGGTTTAAAGTATATATTTACATCGTTTAGTATATCCTTGAGTACTTCAAAGGTTGATTTTATGGCACTCGCCTGAATTGTTGCCAATTTCATATCTAAAATATACAAGTTTTAATTCTTTATATTCTTATTGTATGCATCCGATACACTCTGACTAATCTTATCTTCGAGTTCTTGGGTCATGGCCGGTTGTAAAGTTCTACCATAATCATCTAAACCAAATAAGTCTCCTGAACCTTCTCCATCTCCTTCTAAAGTTGTTGTTGAACAACCACCAAAGTTACATGTCTCTAATTCCTTCACGGGTAAAAGTGATTCTAACCAATTTCGTATTTCATTACCGACTAAAAGCTTACCATTTTTAGTAAGCATGGTTGGAACACGTGTAATTTTATTTTTATATTGGGGTGGTATACCTAATTTATTGATATTATGATATTTAACAATTTGCTTGAGTTGTTCATGTTTATTAATATAATCAATTATATCCAAACTATGATTACACTGTGGACTATAAATTAGAAGGGACATATCTTAAAATAGAGTTTACTTTTTTTTATCGAAAAAAAACACAATTTTACTCATTTTTTTTTATACACATGAGATACATAAAAAAAACAAAAAGTTTGTCACTTTTACTGATTACCACAAAAAACTTTTTTTAATATATATATAGTATCTCCTTCGAGAAAGGTGTTCAATTTCAAAAATAATTTTTCTTTTTACTAATCACTAAAAGTGACAAACATTTTGTTCTATTATTAGTATAAATAAAAATAATTATTAATATTAAATAATGAATATCATACTATTGATATTATTAATACTTACTCCACTCATTGTATTTGTGACCATGTCCAGGGTGGAAATTAAACCAGAAAACCCAGTATTATTGAAAGGTTCTGATACGGAATTATCTGATTATGAAGAATCAGGTGAAGAACTTGATATATCAAATGATCTCATGCAAGAGATGGTTCTCGCAACAAATAAAGAAGTTTCTAAAAAAACTGGTCTTTGTACGTATATTATCGAAACATTATCTGTAAAAAAATACGTAAATAAGAAAAGTAATCAGGAAAAATACAGATGTGTGTTTATGTCAGTGAAACATAAAGGGTTTGCATTAGGCTTTTCCGTTACGTCTGATTTACGAATCATCGAAGGAAAAGCTGTTGTATTAAACATAACAACACAACCCATCGACTATAAACCCCCTTTAGACCCAAGTATTTATCAAAAATCTATAAAGGGTAAAGAATTCGAAGATTATACAGAAGTTAGACGGAGTGAACTTGATATGGTTAAAAATACAAAATTAATAGATAAGGTTATACATGACTCAAATTCGATGTACGGTAAAATTAACATTTAAAACTCTAAAATAATTATAATGATCAGTATTGATGAAATAACACGTATAGCTGAAAAGAGAAACCAATTGAAAAAAGAAACGTATACTAAAATTTACGAACAAATTTCGAAGAAGATACGCCAGTCAGTAGATTTGGGGCATAAATATTTGTTTTGTCAAATACCTTCTTTTGTTATGGGATATCCCCATTTTAACAGAGCAAAAGCGCTACAGTATATAAAACGACAATTTGAAATAGGTGGATTTACAGCCCAGATTATAGGCGAATACGAATTATGTATTTCATGGAAACCGAATAAAAAATCACGAAAAAATGAACAGTATGAACATCCAGAAGACACAGAAGATTTTCCCACACTCGTAAACCTTAAAAAAGCAGCAAATAAATACAGGGGAAAATAAGTAATGCGTGAGACTTAAAGTTTAAATATGTAAATATACTACAAATATGAGCGACCCTTTAAATATACTCGTCGAGGCAAAACGTGAATACATAGGACAATTATGTTTACTTATGTGTCCAGTTATGATCGAAACGTATGAAACCATGTATGAAGAAGCATATAAACTTACAAAAGGTAGAAAGGTTCTCGTAATGTACCAAAAACTTCTGAAAGAAGTTCCAAATTGGAGCGATGCTATGTCTAAACAACACACGGATAATATATCAAATAGATGTGCGTGGTTTAATGACCTGTTAGCTGCTGTTTTTGTAAGCTGTGTTAAAATTTTATCAGCGGTTCGATTGAATAAAGATAATAAGAAAATCTCATTGAAACTTCCAACGAATGAAGTTTTCATTCAAACGTGTTATAACAACGTCGCCAAAGATCTGTATAGAGACCCATATATTTATCACGAAACGCAAAACGAACACGCCAGAAACGATAAATTATACGAGCGTTTTTGTGTATGTATCGAAACATCCGTAAAAGAACTCATACCCGTACAACAAATTTTACAAACATATATGTCTCAAACACAAGAGGGACAGGATTTAGATCTCGATCAAGCTGAAGTTGGTGATTCTGAAGACCCCGACCTCATTGATGGGTATGAAGAGGAAACGTCAGAAGAGCCATTTGATGCCGAACCTCCAATGGAACAATCTATGGAACCTCCAATGGAGCAATCTATGGAACCTCCAATGGAGCAATCTATGGAACCTCTAGTATCAGAACAAATGATGGAACCAGAACAAGACCGTACATCCCCATTCGATAACGAATTTCGAACTATTACAACAAAACCACAACCACAACCACAACAGGAAGAAGAAGGTGTTTTATTTCCAGACGCATCTGAGACCCGTGCAAAAAAAGTTGGGTACTATTAAATGGAGTTCGAAGACTATTTAAGAGACCCCGCGTGGGCCGGAATAATCGCCGGTTTTATAACCGCAGGATACATACACTTTAAAGCAAAGATCAACAACGAAGGTAAGCTTCCCGTAAGTGCATACACAAAACCAGCTGCACTCACCGCAATTTTAGTATTTTTTATTGTTACTAACGGACTAGGTAAGAAAGAGACCATATCAACGGAACCATTTTAATTTTCTGACTTAAAGATAATATACGTATTTACATTATAATATGACTTCCGTGACCGCATTCAATGATATGATGGGTCAATTTCTTGTGGAATTACACAAGACATTTCCAGAAGAAAAAGGCTTGAAAAAATGTTTATCGGCTTTCGATTTAATGAAAGCTTCGAACCCACGTTTAGTTGTAGACGGGTTTATGAATGGTGTTGCACCGTACGCTGATAAGATTTCGGCTAAAGACGAGACATTTTTCATTGAAGAATCCAAGAATTTAGATTTTATGAAAGGTGTAAACCTTGAAAAACATTGGGGATCTGCTTCAGAAAATACAAAAAGTGCGATTTGGCAATATGTTCAGACGTTATACATGCTCGGTACAACCATTAATTCTATCCCAGAAGACACACTTTCTATGATTGAGACAGTTGCAAAACAGTGTGCAGATAAAATGGGAGAAGATGGAAGTCAACTTGACGAAGCTGCATTGATGAAAACGATGCAGGGTATGTTGGGTGGTATGATGAAAAAATAAACTCACTATATATAAATGACATCCTGGTTTGAAGATCCAAAACAATTGGTTCGAGTAGAAAAAGTTCATGAATTTTGGCCGTCAAAGACACAAACTTCAGCAGACCGTGTTAACGCATCAGCTCGTTTTATTATTTATGCAACATGTATAATTTATCTCATAAGACGTGATCCACGTATATTTGTTTTGGGTGCAACTGCACTCGGTGTTCTTTATATAATGGAAAAATCTAATATGGTGAAGGAGGGTGTTATACGACCAACAAATGTATACAATAATGTAGATAATTCGTGTTCTATACCAACAAAGGATAACCCCATGGGAAATGTTCTCGTGTCGGATTATACAGATAGACCAGATAGACCACAGGCGTGTCATTACCCAACCGTAAAAACCTCAGTAAACAATTTCCTTACAGGTGATATTAAATATGGACCATCCCGTTCGCGTTCAAGTATGCCCGAATATCAAAGAAACGCACTATCGAGACAGTTTGTAAGTATGCCAGATACGTCCATCGGCAGCACACCATATTATGAATTTATTCATGGTAAACGAGATAATACGTGTCGCCAAGACCCACGATTGTGTAACCCAGACGCGAGAGGGGTTCAACTCGAAGCGTTCGCGGGACTTGATCCAAACGGTGATAAAAGAAGCGGTATGCATAGAGGTTCAGGATTAGCCCCTTAATTTTAAAGAATTTAATAATAAAGTAGTAGATACTCGATTTCCATAAACAAAATCTTTTGTAATAATAAATGGCGTATCAACTCCAACCAGGAATGAAAGTGGTTCAAGATCACGCGGTTCCCGCCGTTTGTGCGACCGAAGAAGTTATTGTATATCCTCAGCCCAGTACCCTTAACTATACATCACATAGACCAAATACCATGTTATATGGGACTGCTCCATATATGGCAGGTAAAGGTTCCCCAGCACAGTATATTGACACATCTGATCAGCTCAGACCACAAAGTACATCTCGTTTCAATAAAGTTTTAGCAAAAACTTACGAAAGAAATTTTCACCCACTCCAAAATGTTCAGTGTAAATTACCACTTAGAGCACAATCCTACGAACCATCGAGTACCAGAGCTGAAATGCAAAATGGATTGTTTCAGCAAAGATACCTCAATAAAAATCTCGCTAAGAAATAAGAATGGCTGATCCTATATCTATAATGGCTATAGCCGGCTTGGTTTATGCCGGTAGAAAATTAAGTCAACCAGACGAAAAATATACAATAGAAGGTAATGAAATAGAAGAACCTGAAATCGTTTCGGAATTTTCGGATAGAGATGTCTCTATACAATCTGAGTATTTGGGACCTTTATCACCACTAGTAGAACCATCATATAATTCAAAACAAGAAATGGGGTCATTCGCTGAAGTTGCTCCACAACAACGATCATCGGGGGGTGAAGTTTTGTCTATGAGAAATCGCATGTATGACGCAGGGCGAATGAATAATCTTTCGCCAATTGAAAAACAACTCGTCGGTCCAGGTTTGGGTCTTGGACCAGAAGTTCCCGCGTTTGGGGGCCATCAACAATTGTTTCGTGTTAACCCAGATAATGTTGGTGCGTATCGCTTAACGACTTTACCCGGTAGATCGGGTCCAGCCTTTGATGCAAAGGGTGGTAGACGTGGTATTGTCGGTGAAGTTGCACATAATAGACCAGAAAAGACAGCCTTTTTACATGGTCGTCTTCCTCCAGTTGCAGGCAGAGCACAGGGTATGACTGGTAGAACACCAAGAGCAGAACATGAACGCACAAAGAAAACAACGAATAGATCCGAAACTGGTTCGAGAACTGATACATTAAATTTCGCATCGGCAAAGAGAACCGTTTCCGCACTTACACGTGCTCAGGAACCAACACGAAACAAAGCTGATGGTGCTATAGAACAATATCAATACAATAATCAACCAGCCCCAGGTATTAGCAGTTTTGTTGGTGGATACTTGAATACACCAGCGACTAAGATCGGTGAAAAGAGAACATTCGGTTCCGCGTACACAGCCGAGGAACTTACAAAATACGGTTTCAGACCAGAAGACCGCCGTGGTAAACCAAATAGAGCTGCGGGTCCAGGACGAATGAACGTTCGTGCCGATGCACTTAACCAAGGGGGCATGGTTACGAGTGTTCGTTCCGATACAACGAGAATTGACGGTCGAGTAAATGCTGCGAATGGCGCTTGGACACAACAATATAGAAATAACGATTACCATAAATTCAATGCTTATAAGGGAAACGAAAATCCAAATGCCACAAATATGAGTTTGGATACAGCTAGGAGACAGCTTTCAAGTAACCCATTAGTTCATAGTCTTTCTTAATTAACTAAAAATTTGAGACATACACTCATTAAAATAATGATCCTATATTTTAATGAAGGTACATACCTTAGATATAGACAGTGGTGAACGAGACCCTGTTTTGTATTCAAATCCAAGTGATTATGTTGTTCACTTAAAAAACCCTATTTATGATGTGACTAAAATTTCACTTATATCAGCACGTATTCATAATAGTCAATACCTCATACACTCCAGGAACAATCAATTTGATGTTTTGACAAACGGTAGTAGTACTCAAACTGTAACTATACCAATTGGAAACTATAGTGGAGAAGAATTAGCCTCGGCGATTAATACCAATTGTACTATAATTACAGGTGCAACTTTTGATAAAGATACAAATGCTATAACGTTTACAGGGTCGAGTGATTTTACATTTTTGTTTTATACTGGTACAAATGGTTATACATCTGGTACAAATGGTTACACCACGCCACACGATGTTTTAGGTTTACCAGCTTCAAATGTATCATCAACTTCGAGTTCATTAGAAACTGGAAGTATTAATTTACAGGGTGCTGATGCAATTATTGTTAAATTGAGTAGTGGTTCCGACGAATTTAACAAAACTGTGTTTTCCGAAACTCCCTTTTATACAGGGCGTATACTTTTATGTGGGGATGTGATTAACTTTTCGGGTGTTGACGATACGGTTGAACACAATTTTGATTCAGGATCACAAAAAACGATATCAAGTTTACGTGTCCAATTTTATTATAGTAGTAATAACCGATTGATACCATACGATTTTAGAAATGCGAATCATATACTTAAACTCGCAGTCACGTGTTCAACTGATAAACTTGAGAATATTGCTAAAGTGGAACGAGACTTTGCCCTTCCACCACCTATGAGTATCCCCGAAATGGAGGATCCGCGTAGATGGGATGCGTTTATATCTATATTTATGGTAGTCACAACCGGTTTATTTTTATTATTGGTTATGCGTAAGCCTAAACTTATCGAGTAACCGCGAAGAGTGGTTGAGCTGGCTTTTGCACACGTGTAGAGACACGGGACATACTGACGTAGACCAAGATGGACAAGAGAGTTGTGAACAAGGCCGTGAGCGTGTAGTTCATACCACCGTTCTTGTTAACCTTAACGACCGAATTCACAATCCACCTGACCAAGTCCATCCACGAGAGGGCGGCGGCGAAAGAGAATCCAGCAACGACGGCGTTGAGGGATTGGGACTCGAGTTCACGAGCGACGAGCGTAACAGTTTCAGCAGCAGTAGACATTTTTATATATAGTATCCTGAGATTTTAATCGGGGAGTAAATCTTCTTCTATTAAAATTTTTTTATAATGTTTTGGTTTCATATATCCTTTTAACATACCAGCATTTATGGGTTCTATTCCTGAATCAGAACCCGATTCTGTTTCTGTATCGGAATCACTTTCAGTATCAGAACTATCATCGTCATCATATATCTTAAAATGTTTAGACGTTCCTTCATATCCTTCAGGTTCCGATATGTTCATTACTATCTATAGCATTTTTTAACATTAATTCTGACGGATTTTTTGGTTCCCATGCATCCCAATTATCATACGCCATATTCATTTTGACAAACTTATATTCGCGTCCTGTGTATCGCGTAAAAGGAATTTCTTCATCTTCAAATTCAATGTCGTCGTCTTCGTCTTCTTCATCAGAAGATTCTTCATATATTTCTGGGAAATATGTTCCCATTTTCTTACCAACTTCGTTCATGGCACAATATTTCATGGCGTATTCCAAATCTTCACCGAGTACCATATCTCTACCAGAAGCCTTGGCGTATTCAGCTGCGAGAACCATAGTTCTTTCGAGTACGGGCTGAATGACGTTAATAGCAGAGTCCTGGACCTGCTCAATTAAGTTTGTGGTTGCGTCTTTTTCTTGTTGATTCATTATAAATTAAACAGTGTTTTAGCAATTCCGTTTTCTACACGGAGTATGTTATAACTTAGGCCTAAAACTCTAAGTTCTCTTTTACGATCTTCCTGACTATTCAGGGTTAATGTTAATATTTGTTCTTTAATTAAACTAAAATTTCTTTGACCTGTTGGATACCACCGTTCCGGTTCGAGTGCAAAACTATATGAATAGAAACGTTTGAATAATTGTGTTCTTGAATGGTGTATACCACTCTGAACTGCGCGTAAGTTTATGACGTTACCTGTAACCTTATCTAAAATAATAAAATCATCTAATTTAATTTCAAGGTTTCGTAAATGTTCGTGACTTATATATTCACTATCCAATATCTGAGCCGCGTGATCATAATTAAGAGGAGTTACGAAGTGTGAACTAATTGCACTATTTCTAATTTCCTGTATTATAAAGTACAATTCTTTTACTGGATTTTTAAAATTAAGTTTATGTTTTACAATAACGGGATTAATACTAGGACTTTGTGGAATTTGATCTGTACTTTCCTGAACTTGTGTAATGATATAATCTATTTTTTTACTCAATAACATCTGTTTTTCTTCTTCGTCTAAGGAAACCATTTCAACGTTTATTTTTAAACTTTTTATCAAGTTTTTAGGTTTTAAACCGGTATAATGTATGTAATTTTCATGAGCAACTCCAGTTCTTGTTGCATGAATACATTGATCAACGTCACGAAGTTTTATAACAATTTCAATTTCCTGATCTGTTATAGCACAGAGTGGTATAGCGAGTTCAGGGTTATTATAAAAATAAAAGGGTATATCGATGAAATATTTTGTATCGGATGTAGCATTGCCGAGATAATGACCCAAAGTAGTTGACATGGCCTCGGATCCAGAAAGTTCTAAAGGTGGTTTACCAATAAGTTTATCTAGGTTGTGTTGCTTTGTTTGTGTTATGTATTGTTCAGAATAAATGTGTATAAAATCACTCGTAAGTCTTTGAATAACTTGACCCCCTATTAATAATTCCACATGTTCAATCATGTGATGACCTATTGATTCATTATACCCTATACCAGTTCCATTTGTTATAAAACTTTTAAGACTTTGATCTATAGCCGATAACTCAACTTTCATACTTACAGTTTTAAGGAGATCACCTTGGTTTTGTGGTATGGTACACCGAATAGTGTTTCCAAATTCTACTTCACCTTCAACATCTAAATCAACAAAGAATGGTGCAAAGTTTGTATGTTTTTGGAAATTCTTTATGAAATATGTATATTCGGGGTCGTCTGTAAAAAAAGCGTCCTGTGGACCAGATGTTTCTAATTGAACACGACCAGCCATTACTAGTATAACTGACTAAAATTTTAAACCCCCGAGACCGCTGCTTATACGTAAAACGTTATAGTTTACAGCGTATACGTAAACTTTGTGTCCAAAACTCGCGTCTGGTGAATCAAGTTCAATATCTATCAAATTATGTGCTATTCTACTCATGTTAACTTGACCAGTAGGGTAATACGTTTCCGGTTTCAAAGAAAAACTATAGACACCAAAATTATTACTTGTTACCCCCGTATAATACTTTAATGGTTGTTCGTAACTGAGCATTAAATTATCTGCATCTATGATTATGTTATTGTTAAATTTCATGGTAACTTGTTTTATCGGTTCATATTTGTATACGTCATCACTGACAGCTATAAAAAACATTTCTTTGACAGGGTTTTTAAAGTTAAGCATACCAGATTTTTTAGATTCACCTGGTTTAAACTTAAATTGTGACAATTGGAGTTGAGTTATAACGTATTCTACAGGGCGTGTAAGTAAGAAATTCTTTTCGTGTTCTGTAATAAAAAAGAAATCTGTTACAAGTGAAACCTTTTTAATAGAAGACAAAACACTCGACGGTGGATCAGATACACCACCACCTGTTCTCGTGTATGACAATGTGACGTCTTCAACTTTTTTAAACTTTATACGTATTTCTACCAGTTGTTTTGTTAAGGCACATACAGGTATAGCTAAACTTGGATTTCTAAAGAAATAAAAGGGTAAGAATACACTATAATCCCAATCGTACGCTACGTCTATGTAATTACCATGTCCAGTTAAGAAGTAGAGTGTTTGATCAATATCATCTTTATTACTGTGTATCTGATCATACATGTAAATGTAATCACCCGTTATTCTCTCTATAGTTTGTCCACCAATAACGAGATCGGCATGGTCTATTATATGCGCACCTATAGAATCACGGTATCGAAGCGTTTTCACGTTTATCTGACCACCCATACCATTGTGTACATCACAGTAATAGTATAAAGTTGATGGTGCATCCGCTGGTACGACGAATGTAAAAGTACCAACTTCTGTGCCACCACCAGTCACACCAGTTTGATACTCAGAACCACCATTATGTCTACCATCTGGTGTTAATGAAAACTTAAACGGATGACCAGATGCGTTCACATTAAAAGTATACGTCGTACCTTCATATAAAGTCAACGTTGCCTTTGATGTACCATCTATAAAGTACTGACCACCAGCAGCAGTCACCGTAAATGATTTATCAGGTGTTGTTGGTTTAGGTAAAGTAAATTTAAGCATTGTACTTCGGATAAGGTCACCCTTGTTTTTGGGTATACGGCATTCTACCGATGCATCATAATCAATATCACCATCAAAGGGTGTTTCGATAGATTCAATTGAAAATTTAGTATGTCTCCTAAAATTCATCAGGAAATACGAAAACTCGGGTTCCCCAGTAAGCCATTGGTCCTGGATACCCGTGATAGCAAGGTTTAATCGACCAGCCATTCTTACTTTACGTGAGTAAAATTTTATGAAATAAAACGACACGATATTATAGATGAATCTTCAGTTGAGAAAATTCAAACCCGAAAAAATGGCAGACGATAAAGTTTGTGTTTTTATAGGTAAACGTAATACGGGTAAATCAACCCTGGTTACTGATATTCTGTACCATAAAAAACATTTACCAGCGGGTATCGTTTTATCAGCAACAGAAGAAGGTAATCATTATTATCAACAGTATATACCAGATTTATTCATATACGGTGATTACGA